CTGATTACAAAAGCAGAGTTCGAAGTTCCTGGAATTGATAACATTAAAGGACTACCCTTTAGAGGTAAGGCAGACGTTCTAGCTGATAATAGAATCGTAGATTTAAAGACATCATCTTCAAGCGTTAAGGACTTTCACTATTCAGCACAGAAATATTCTTACGATGTGCAGTGTTATCTTTACTGCAATCTATTCAATAAAAATCATGAGGACTTTTATTTCTTGGTGCTTGACAAGGGAAGCCTTGACATCGGTATCTTTAACTGCTCTGAAAACTTTTACCACAGAGGAGAAGAAAAAGTAGAGAAAGCTCTCAAGTTATATGAACAGTTCTTTATTGATGGAGCTGATATTGATAACTATTGCTTAACTGGACAATTATAAAATAAATTATAAATAAATAAATAACATGAAAACAACAGAGATTAAAAGAGGAGAATTTAAACCTTTCTTCAACATTAAAGATTTAAAAAGAGCAAAAGTGAATAGAGATTTACTTTTAAAACATTCAGAGAACTTCAAAGATAAACTGAATGAGTTTGGCTGGATGATGCCAATAGTAGTATCAAGGGATGGAGATATAATTGAAGGACATCACAGAGTTGAAAGCGCAAAGCTATTGAAACAAAAAACAGTACCAGTTTACATAGTTGATTGGGTAGATACTAAACAACAGAAGGATCATCTTAATGCAATCATAAACTTAAACAACGGAAATAAAGCTTGGCTAACTATTGATTATTTAAAAGCATTCGCTAATGAGAATGATCAGTATAAAATTGCTTATGATTATTACAGAAAAAATTCAAACACTATATCTGGCGGTAATATTGTGCATCTCTTCTTTACTCCAAATCACATTGGATTTAAAAAAGGAGAATGTAAAATAAAAGATTTAAAATTCTCACTTTATCTTTTAAGAAAAATATCTAATTTAGTAAACAAATACGGAAAGAATAACATACAAGCTTATGCTGTTAGAGAGATGATTAAAATAGGTTATGTAGGTGCTTTCAATGATTACGAAGCAATGGATTACTTATTTAAAGAATATGGAAAGCTTGCAAAAATAGAACATCCAGCAGCTACGTCAATATCAAGATTTAAACCTTTAATGGATGCAACTCTTTTGGAATTTAATAAATTAAGAAAAACAGAAAAAAATGAAATTGAATTTAAAAATTGATTATTTAGGAAAGAAAGAAAAAAAAGGAGATACGGAGAAAGATATGTATCAGCTATCATTCAAAACTTACAATGCAGAAATATCTGGAAAGTTTGAGAGAAGTGAAATACGACATCTTATACAACAATTAGATAACGCTATTATATGAGATCAACTTATTTACATTACGAGAACGGAAAAGGATACGATGTTATAGACTTTATAAAGGATTACAATCTTAACTTCAACAGAGGCAACATCATCAAGTATGTATGCAGAGCTGGTAAGAAAGAAAGCGAGTTGAGAGACTTGGAGAAAGCTGCCGACTATTTAAGGAGAGAGATTGAGTTCTTAAGGGATGAGCAACAGAAATGGATTGAAAAAAATAAATAAAATGAAATTACAAAAGATAGGAGAACAAATCAGAGAAATAACTGGAGTTGATATATTTGAGCAAAGCAGAAAGAGAGAGCTTGTGGAGATGAGAAGCGTTGCAAATGTATTTATGAGAGAGGTTTTAGATATGGGATGGACAGAGATTGTTAGAGAATATGCAAAGAATGGATTTAAGACAACGCATAGGTCAGTGATCTATTCATGCGAAACTTATCCAGACCATAGCTTTTATAATAAACAACTTCCATTGATTCATGAAACTTTAATGAATGACTCAAAGATTAACATAATTAAAAAAGTATCAACCTTATCTCCAGAGAAACTAGAGGCGATTGAGGAGATACTAAAATAATAAGAAAAAATTTATATATAAGTATGGAACTGATTGATATAAGAAAAGTAATAAAGAATCCAGAAAACCCTAGAATCATAAGGGATACAAAGTATCATAAACTTGTTAAAAGCATCAAAGAGTTTCCAGAAATGCTCAAGCTTCGCCCAATAGTCGTAAACAATGATATGGTTGTGCTTGGAGGCAACATGAGATTAAGAGCTTGCAAGGAAGCTGGATTGAAAGAGGTCTGGATCATGAAAGCTGACAATCTTACTCCAATGCAAGAAAGAGAGTTTGTCGTAAAAGACAATGTAAACTTTGGAGAATGGGATTGGGATTTATTGGCTAATGAATGGAACTCCGTTGAGCTTGAGGACTGGGGTATGGATAACTGGCAGAATATGGATGACATTGAAACGAGTGATGCTTTCTCACTTCCAGATGGAGAGAAAGAGCCATTTCAACAGCAGACTTATACGCTTGCAGATAAACAAGTTGAGTTCATTAAAGAAGCAATCAAAGAAGTAAGACAAACGGAGGAGTTTAAATACGTTGAAACATTTGGGAATGAGAACTCAAATGGAAACGCATTATATTTATTAGTAAGCCAATGGGTAGAGCAAAGGAAATAATCGTAAAAGTCATAAACTCCAAGATAGCTAATGCTTTTGTAAAGAAACATCACTATTCTGGAAAGGTTGTCAATATGAGCAGTCTGCACTTCGGATGCTTCCTGGATAACCAACTGCATGGAGTAATGAGCTATGGAAGTCCAATGGATAAAAGAAACGTTCTTCCTTTGGTGGATTCTGGAGAAACAGATATAAACAAAAGATGGAATGAGATGCTGGAGCTTAATAGAATGGCTTTTGATGATTATCTCCCAAAATATTCAGAGAGCAGATGTATTGCAATCAGTATCCGAATGATTAAAAAGAATGCACCGCAGATTAAATGGATATTAAGCTACTCGGATGCAACGCAGTGCGGAGATGGAACAATATACAGAGCCAGCGGATTCAAGCTAACACAAATAAATAAAAACGGAACTATATATCAACTTGCAAATGGAGAGATAGTAGCAAAGCGTGGAGATAGCAAGTATGACTTTAAAGGAGCTAAAGCTCTTGAAGGATTCCAAAACAGATATATTCTCTTAATAGATAAAAGCTGTAAGATAGTGCCAGAGATACTAGACTTTAAAATGATTGATGAACTTGGAGCTGGTATGTATAAAGGAGAAAAAATAACCCTTCAAAAGAGAAGGGAAATTTAGAGCGGTGAGGTCGATATGAACGCCATCTCTTGACTGGATGTCAAGTATTTTACTTTTAAACTACCACCGCATGGGAATAGAATGAAAACCTAATTATTAAGTCCAAGTTACAAAAAAAATAGGACACAATTTTATAAAGTTATGAACAAAACTGAACAACATAAAAAAGCAATAATAGAAGCGTTAGAGAAATCTCTAGGTGTGGTAACGACTGCATGTAAGAAAGTTGGAGTTGGAAGAACTACCTTTTATGGATGGTTGAAAGATGATCCAGAGTTTGCAGAGAAAGTAAATGACATCCAGGAAATAGCTCTTGATTTCGTAGAGAGTAAATTGTTTGAAAACATCAAGGATGGAAAGACAGCGGAGATGATATTCTATTTAAAGAGCAAAGGAAAGAAAAGAGGATACGTTGAAAGACAAGAAATAACTGGAGCTGATGGAATGCCAACTGATTTTAAAATTGAAATAATTGACAAGATCAAGGATACAGACTAACATAGTTTATAGACACTTAAGGAACAGCACTGGAAAGATAGCTATTCACGAGGGTGGAACAAGAAGCGGAAAGACGTGGAATGTTTTGCTCTTCCTTGTTTTTGACTATTGCCTAAATGATAAGGGTAGAACAATCACTATTTGCAGAAAGACTTTCCCTAGTGTGAGAGCTACTGTCATGCGTGATTTCTTGACTATACTTAAAGAGTATGGTTTATATAGAGAAGAGAATCACAACAAATCAAACAGCGAATACAAGCTAAATGGAAACCTCATCGAATTTATTTCTGTTGATCAGCCACAAAAGATTAGAGGTCGAAAAAGAGATGTACTGTTTATTAACGAAGCCAATGAGCTTGACTATGAAGATTGGCAACAGTTAGTATTCAGAACTCAAGAGAAAATCATAATTGATTACAATCCATCTGATGAATACCACTGGATATATGACAAAGTTATTCCAAGAGATGATGCTGACTTTTATCGAACCACGTATCTAGACAACCCATTCCTGGAACAAAGCATCGTTGAAGAGATTGAGCGATTAAAAGAAACAGATGAACAATACTGGCAGATTTATGGACTTGGACAGAGAGGAGTAAGCAAAGCAACTATCTTTAAATATTATGAAGCTGATAAGATTCCAGAGGATGCAGAGTTTGTGAGCTTTGGAGCTGATGCTGGATATACTAATGACCCAAGCACTTTAGTATCTGTATATAAGAAAGACTACAATCTATATATACAAGAGCATCTTTATAGAACAATGATGACAACGAAGGATTTAAGTGATCACTTTAAGCAAGTAGGAGTTGGAAGGAATACAATCTTTTTTGATTCAGCAGAGCCACGTCTTATTGATGAGCTGCGAAGAATGGGACACAATATACAACCATCATTAAAAGGTAGAGATTCAGTAAATGCTGGGATTGATTTATTAAAGAGATTTAAAATCCATATCACAAAAGACAGTGAGAATGCAATCCAGGAGTTTAGGAACTATAAATGGCTAGAAGATAGGAGTGGAAAGCTAACGAATAAACCAGTGGATAAGAACAACCATATCATTGATGCGGTAAGGTATGCGACTTATTCATTATTAAGCAGACCTAACTTTGGTAAATATGCAGTTCATTAATCGCTAAAAAATTATTAAATTGTTTATATATTAATAAGCACAAGAATATGAATTATAAAATTACGATACCAACTTCATTGAATGAGATAACTCTCGGACAATATCAAAAGTTCACTAAATTGAGCGAGCTTCCAGAAACAGAGCTACAATTAAAGGCAATTGAAATCTTTTGCAATGTGCCAAGAGAAGCTGTGAGAGGAATGAAGGCAACTGATATAACAGAAATATCCAACATTATAAACAACATGTTTGATACGAAGCATCAGCTTATTAATAGTTTCAAATTAGATGGAGTTGAATATGGATTTATTCCATCGCTAGAAGATATGACTTTTGGAGAGTATATTGATTTGGGTACTTTCATTGGAGATAATGACAATCTGCATAGAGCTGTAAATGTTCTTTTCAGACCAATGGAAATGAAGAGAGGAAACAGATATTTTATTAAAGAGTATCAACCAGAGGAGTTTGAGAAAGCAAA